TGCCATGTCTCCCCTGATGTCCTGCTCTATCAACTGGAAAAAGTCCGGGAGAGCTTTTGCTGCCTCTCCACCCTGGACCTGCTGCTCTGCAGTCCACTGGTCAGAGTTAGCTTTGATGTCATCCAGGACCTGCTCCAGGTATTTCCTATATACCTCACTGACATCCTCCAGGAGCGTCTTAATCTCCTTTGGCTGGAAACTCATCTCCTGGTAGTCTGCAGACTGACGGAGTGGAGTGTCCTCTATGGACATGTCCCCCTCCTTGGCTACCCCAGAGCAGCTATGGGAGCCACCCTGGGGACCGCTAAAATCCTTGGTCTGCCTCTCATGGACCTCCTGGTCCGTCTCCATCATAGGCTCCAGTCCCTCTGTCAGAGCGTCCTGGTTATCTGCCTCCGTAGACTGTTCCCCCATGATGTCTGACAGTGGTCCTCCGTCACCACCCCCGCCAGAGCCAGACCCTATGTTAGGCGGGGGACCCTCTCCCCAGTCCTTTGGCTCTTTGCCTAACATCTCCCTCCCCTCATTGATGTTTAGGATACTCTTTTCTACCAGGGTGGTAGCCATGCTAGCTAGCTCCTTTTTCTCCATGAGGTCCAGACCAGGCTCATACCTAAACTCCAGGTCCTCCGTAAAGTGAGCCTGGATAAACTCCTTATTCCAGGTCTCCTCCCGCTCATTGAGGAGGCTCTGGATGGTTTTTTGCTTGTACCGCTGCCTCTGACTTACGTCAGTGGCTCTGGTCATCTCCTCCCCTATGGCTAGTCCGTTCTCACTCACTGGGACTTTGAAGATAGCTCCCACCAGCTTGAAATACCACTGCTGGCGGTCCAGTATCTGGAGGTCTTTGTAGGAGGCAGTGAATGGCTCAAACTTAGCCTCCCCTTTCGCCAGAGGGACCTTATGCTGCTCCCCCTTTACGTTGTTTTCCCAGTAGTCCTCAAAGCGGTTGTAGTCATTATCTGACCAGTCCCCTACCAGACTGACTATCCCCGGAGGCATACCCTCCTCTAGTTCCCGCTCCTCACTGTCCATCAGACCCCCTATGATATTGATGACTCTCTGGAGTTTTTCCGTGGGGGAGTGACCGTATATCATGGCTCTGGAGGTCTCTTTACCAAGGGTCTCCCAGATGATCTGCTCTGGGTCAAACCTGGTAGGCTGTCCCCAGAAACCAGAGCCTGCCTGTGGATACTGCCAGAAGGCTCTAATCACTCTGTGGGAGTCCCAGTCCACGGTGAAAGTGTTGGGGTCCAGGGGATTGACCTCTACCCGCTTATTATCTATCTGGAAATTCTTAACTGCCACTGCATTACCCACCTCCAGGAGGTCCCTCCAGAGAGCCTCATCTACGTCAGACCGGGACTCATCATTAGGCGTCATCCTCTGCAGGTGCCTTTCTGCGGTCTGTTTCACCTCATCTGCCACTGGATTATCTGGGTCTGTGGGTCCAGTGGCAGTGTCAATAGCTTTGAGGTCAGAGATGATATGCTCTACAGCAGACTGGACTGCCTCTGTGTCAGATAATCGCCGTAGGCCAAAGGGGTTAAACGGCCTGGGTTTGCCCCTGAATGGAGTGACTACATGCTCTGGGACCTGACCCAGACGCTCTCCGTCCTGCTTTCTCACACCCCCGGATAGATTACCTGCTCTATACCTGCCGTCTGACTCTCTCACGTCTCCACTCCACAGGGTCTTAGCCAGCCTATCAGTAATTTTCATG